CATTACCAAAAGTAATAACAGCAACAGAATCCATATTATTTCTTAATCCTTGTGCATATCGTTTGTAATATGCTTCAAGAGTAGATGCTGGTTGACCTTCTTTAGAAGCATCTCTAGCACTAGCAAGGAAATCACTTCTCAAATCATGAGCTGTACTAAAAGAAATTTTATCTTCTTGTTGAAGTATTTGCTCTAAAACGGCTCGTTTATCATTAGCCGCACTAGACATTGCTTTGTTTTTATTAAGCCTATCTAATTCTTCTTTTGCGGCACTTTTTAATGGAGACAAATCTACCAATAAACCATCACCTTCTTTTTCCATTTGATTGTAAATAGGCTTATATTTGGCTTTCATTTCAGTATCAGCAACTTTAATAGCATTTTGGAATCTATCTCCAATAGCCATTTGAGTTGGGTCACCTTGTTTTAATGCCAAATTAAAAGCATCAGAAGTATCTAATGTAGATTTAACATCATTAACACCTTGTTCTAAGGCTTTTCTAACATTTACTTGTTGTTCTTTAAATGCAGGTGCTCCTGTTGTATATTTTAAAGCACCCTCTATTGCACCACCTTCACCAGTTAATTGACTTTTTGTCAAAGTAGCATCACGAGAAGATAACCATTCTTGAGCCGCCCGTCTTGCTTCTAATTCAGGAGTTCCAAAAGCACTAGGTTTTGGAGCAATACCAATTTTTTCTAAAGCATCACGACCAACAGTAATAGTTTTACCAAGGACAGTAAATGCTAAATTACCACCTAAATCAAAAATAGCATTTTGTACATTTTTTTCAAGCAACTTTTGTCCTGTTTCGGGGCTAAGAATATTTCCAGTTAAACCTTGTTCAGCCAAAACACCAGCAGAAGTTCCTGCGGTAGAGCCTAGTAATGATGGTAAAAATGGTTGAGCAATGGCAGGTGCTTTGCGTGTTAATGCCATTATTGGAGCAACAATCTTAGATTCAGGAAATACCAATGGTGCTAAACCACCTAGTAATCCACCCATTTCAGGTAAATTAGTAGTTGATTCAACAGGTAATGGACTTAATGCTCCAGCAAGACTCATTCTTGTTCTGTTTAACTCTTGTCGTTTTAATGCCTCTTGCTCTCTTGTCAAGCCTTGAGTCATTGATGGTGCTTCATCCCAATTGATTTCTGTTGCCATACAACCGCCTTATAGTCCAAGTTGTTGTTTAAGTGTTTTTGCTTGTTCTCTTTCAGGGTCTGTAATTTTTCCTGAACGATATTTATCTTCTAAAGCCCGATACTGTTGAATTGCTTGGTAATTTTTACCTTGTGCTAAATGAGCATTAAATGATGTTCTTTCAGAATCAGGTAATTTTGCACCTTGTTCATAAGTAACTTTTTGAGACAACATTTCATCTTTAATTTGACCAATAAGACGAATAATAGTTGGCAACTCTTGATTAACATTAAACTTACTTTTAAGTAATTGTTCCAACTCTTTGTTTGACTGAGAACCAGGGAAAACTTTAGCAATTTGTTGTACAACTTGAGCCGATATTGCTTCTGCAATTTCTGTATCTGTTGCTCTATCGCTAATTTTTACACCAACAGCAGACAATCCTTTAGATACTGCAAGTTTTGCATTTGCACCTGCTCCTGTATAAGCATTAGATACTGTATTTTGAACAGTATTAAGTTTTTCAATTAAAGGTACAGTAACTGTATATGCTTCACCTGCTTTAGACCAATTCTTAGCCGCTTCTTCTCTATCTCTTGATAAATAAACTTTTTCAAGAACATCTCCAAGAGGAATTTTGACCGCCATTGCTCCTGCTTGTTTCTTTTTAATATCTTCATTAAATAAAGCAGTATTTATTTGAGCAATTTGTTCGGGAGCATAATCGCCAAAGTTATTCTTTTGACCAAACCCAAGTTCAACTGCTTTAGCCGCAAAATCTGCTGTAGGTTTAGTAAATTTATCAATTTGCTCAAGTTTTCCACCATTTTGCCAAGCCATAACACTTTCAGGTAAATATTTGCCAGTTTTGAGCAAATCAATAACTTGTGCAGATTTAGGTGTTAAATATGATTTAAGCAAATCAGGATTAGAAGCAACTGCTAATGCTTCTGTTTGACTCATCTTAAATTGTTGCATTAATTGTTCAACTTGACCTTGTTTTGACAAATTTTCAATATTTATTTTTTTAGTTTCTTCAGTTATTTTACCTGCGTCAGCCATAGACTTAGCCAATGTTTGTGCTCTTTGTGCCAAACCCATAGCCGTTGTTGGGTCAATTTGAGATATGGCATTAGCACCTTGCATAATAGATTCAGGGTTACTAAAATCTATTTGTTTAGACAAAGCATTGATTGCCGTTATTTTTTGCAACTGTGGGTCTTGACCACCCAAAGCACCTACAATGCCTCTACCCAACTGTCTACCAGCCCCATAAGAACCAGCAGTTACCTGTTGATAAGGGTCAAGTTTAGCAAATTGTTGTGCTTCAGCATCAATTAATTGTTGCTGTTGTTGTTGGTATAACTCAGGAGTAATCCCAAATAAACCTGCAATGTTTGTATCTGCCATGATTATTCCTTAAACTGACCAGTCTGTGATTGCGGTTGGAACTTGTCCACCACCACCATATCCATACACATTTTCAGAACCATACTGAAGATTAGCAAGTTGTGCATTTATGTATGGGTTAAGAGCACCACCAATACCAGTCGTTTTAGATAAACCAGTTAAACCACTAGCAAATGGGTTTTGTTGATTAGCAGGTTGCATTGTCTTTGCCGCCGCCATTCCACCACCATACAGGAATGAGCCTGCATTAGCACCCGCAGTAGCCGCACGACCACCCAACTGAGCACCAATATCCAAAGGTGCTTGACCTAATGACTCAATGCCTTGATTAGCCGCCAAGTACGATTGGAATGGAGACAATGCACCAATCTGACCTTGTTGGTAACCACCAAGTAAGTTAGCACCTTGACCAAACAATCCTGCTCCAAACAATGTTTGTTGTTGACCCGCTTGTTGTGCATTAGCCGCCAACTGAAGGTCTTGCATTGCTCTGGCATTAGCCAATGCCTGTTGTTCAGGATTAGCCGCACCTAGATTGCCACCTTGAGCCACAGACAAACCACCTCTGCCTGTGTTGTACATTTGATTAGCCAATCTAGCACTTTCTACATCACGACTAGGAGCAAGCAAAGCCTGTTGGTTAGTCATGTATTGTTGAGCAACTTGTTCGGGGGTTTGCTGAAGATACTGTTGCCCCAAACCAAACAAGTTTTGAGCCGCACCTTGTAACGGAGCATACTGACCTTGTGCTTGTTCTGCTTGCGTTAAAGCACCACCTTGCAAACCTGATAACCTGTTTTGATAGGCTTGAAGTTCAGGAGATACTGTGTATCCTGCGCTCGTCAAATAACCTTCAGGACTCATTCCAAAATTAGAAGTTCCAAAACGAGTAGTAACTCCAACAGGTCTAAATTTTGCTTGTTCTGCCGCAATTCGTGCTGATTCTGTTTGAGCATCAGCCGCCGCCCTAGCCGCAGACGCATTAGAATCTGCTTGCATGGAACTACCAAGTAGCCCAATGCCTCCGCTAATAAGTGCGCCCATAAATGCCATGATTATTCTCCTTGAATCAAAATTTCATCCACCTTAGACGGGTCTTTCTCGTCTGTGGCATGAATACAAAACCAAACACAATCAGTAACCGCTTTAATCCCATGATGATTTCCTGCCTCAATATTTATGCAAGCAGGAGCATCGTAAATCTTAATATCACCATCATTGACCACTACAACCTTACCTTTGGCAAGTATCCCAAAATGGGAATATGTATGCTTGTGTTGCATAAGCATAGTTCCCGCAGGAATACTCGCTTCTTTGGCATACAGTCCATCAGAAAAATGGTGGGTAATGTAGTCGGGGAGGTTCATGCCTTACCTTCAGCAAATACATTCACAAACACAGTCTCATCTTCCAACGCTTCAATCTCATGCCATCCGTCAGCAAGCAAGTTAACAGGTTGAGTGTCCTTGGTCATTATGAGTTCCTTGCCCTCTTTGCGTACCGCACAAGACCCTGCATGGCACATTGTGAGGTGCGAGTATGCGTGTTCATGTCTAGGCAACCCTTGTCCTTTGTTTGCATGGAAGACGTTGAGAACTGCTCCGTCATACGTGACTTGGTGCTTTGGCATTACTGCGTGAATCATTTTCTTCTTCCGTGTTGACATCCATCCATTTTCCTGTGTAGCCCATCGGTCTGTTGATGTAACGCAATTGCATAACCTGTGTTCCGTTTTCTTTTTTTAATATACGAAATTCAGGTGTAGAGTTAGGATAAATCATTGTGAAAATTCCTTAATTTCACCAAATTCACCATTAATTGCTCTTAACCATAAGTTTTTTATATGTAAATATTTATCATTTAAGTTAACTCCAGTAGGATGTTTTTCATCAAATTCTTCATATTTAACAT